GAAAGAGTTTAAAAGCATTGCAACCAGTTTGGGCTAAACTTCTTGAATGGTCAAAATCGTTTAATAAATTAATTATTGATAATAAAGAAAATTTAAGTAATCTTTGGGATGAATTTTTAAAGTCAGAAACTTATAAAAATATGATTGATGCATTAAAACAATCATTTGAAGCCTTAAAAGAAGGATTATTGGCATTAAAAGAAATTTTTAGTGAATTTATGGTTGATTTAGGAAAGAGCATTGAAAAAAAAGGCTTAATTCCTGAATTTATAATTTTTATGCAGACAGCATCTAAAACAGTTGATGATGTTGCAGAATCAATAAAAAAATTAATGATACAGTTACATCTTTTATCAAAAGATAATCAAACTAAAACTTTCATGCAATGGTTTTCAGATGAAATTGCAAAAATTGCTAAAAATACAATGATTTTAGGCGAAATATTGGGGCATGTGTTTTCTTCTATTTCAAAAGCCGCAGTAGGAGATATAAAAGGCGCAACAAAAGAAATGACCCAAGCAATGGTAGGCGTAGTTAGATATACGGGCGAAAATAAAAATGATATGTTTTTGATTAGTACCGATAACGGAGAAATAACAAATGATGCCGCTGGGCGTGATTTACTTCGTAGAAAAATTGCTATGAAAGAATCTGGCGGTAATCCAGAAGCATATAACGAAAGCGGTCAAGCATTTGGTAAATATCAATTTCAACAAGGAACGTGGAATAGTGCCGCTAGTGATGCTGGAAGACCTGATTTGGTTGGTATAGACCCAAGAAATGTACCAGAATCAGATCAAGATTTTGTTGCTATGAATTACATCAATAATCTTATGGATAAATACGGTGGGGATGCGTCCAAAGTAGCTGGTGCATGGTATGGGGGAGAAGGTTCAGCTAGCTGGTCAGACGAAGCTAGGAATAGACCACAAGGGGAATACCCTAGTGTTAATGAGTATGCTTATGGTGTTATTCATGGTGGAGCCACAAACGTTTCTTATACAGGAATGGCACAAAACGGCATGAATACTTTAGCTGGTTCATATGCTCAACCTATGCAAAATGTTTATAATACATCCGCCGGAGAAGGTAATGTTATTATTGAAAGCATAAACTTATCGTTTGGCGGTACTAATGCAACAGTCGCAGAAATTCAACAAGCAACAATCGCAGGGGTCCAACAAGCAACTGGCAAACAAGTAGCTCGGCAGACTCGCGACATGCAAGGGGTGTTTGCATGAATTTAGCTAATGTATGGACACTATATAATAATATTCGGAGTATTACATCATCTACAAGTTTAGTAGCAGGTGCAACACAACCTTGGACACCTACGCAATGGGCGCAATTATCATCGAAAGATCTTGTTTATTTAAAAACCAACAAATCTAACATTGGTGGTTTATTTTTTGATGCAGTTTTTCATGAAGAAACAGTCAATAGCATTAAAATTACAGATCATCCAGTTCAAAATGGTAGCAATATTGTTGACCATTCTTATGTGCAACCAACAACATTAACGATGGACATTGGCGTTTCTGATTCAATGGGAAGTATCCTTGATGGACAATTTTCAGGAAGTTATACCAAATCTGTTTCGGCTTATCAGATGCTACTTGCATTACAACAATCAAGAATACCTATTGAAGTTCATACGCGATTAAACCATTATTATAATATGCTGATTGAGCAAATAACCGCACCAGACGACTATAAAACATTGCATGGTTTAAAATGTTCTGTACAGATGAAAGAAATATTCGTAGTTGAAGTAAGTACAACAACCGTTTCAGCAAGAGCGCAAACAAGCGGCAGTTCATCAGGCGGAACAGCTCAACCAACAGAAGCCACTGGATCTATATTAGCAGAAGCAAGCGAAGCAGCGACAGGAAGTGCTTAATTATGTATCAAGTAATACCATTAACAAATGATCCTAATAAAACAATACAGACTACAGTTGAAGTTAATAATACTAATATTACACTAAAATTATTCTTCCATTATAACGAAATGGCAAAATATTGGTGTATGAGTATAACAAATTCGGATAATACACTATTAATTGACTCATTGCCGCTTGTAACTGGTGCTTATCCTGCCGCTAATCTTTTAGGTCAATATAGTTATCTTGGAATTGGTAGTGCATATCTGATAAAAACAACTCAAAGTACTTTAGATTATCCAGACGATAGTACTTTAGGAACTACTTTTCAGTTAGTGTGGTCGTCATGAGTAACTTTTTATATGGTCGTAAATATCAAATATTAGTTGTTAAATCGGATGGCACTGCTTTAGATGTTTCTAATTTAAGATGCACATTTAGAATTGAAAAAACATACCATTCAGTAGCTAATTATTCAGAAATAACTATTTATAATCTGTCAGCAGAAACCGAAGGAACTATTATTAAAGAATATAATCGTGTAATCGTAAATGCTGGCTACGCAGGAACAGATGCAAACGATAACCCTAAACAATATGGAAAAATATTTGACGGCAATATAATTCAAATATTAAGAGATAAAGATGATAATAACGTAGATTATAGATTAACCTTACATTGTGGTGATGGTGATAATTTTTTAAATAGTAATTTTATTAAAATGACTATGAACGCAGGAGCAACACATAGGCAGGCAATTGAAAATATTGCAACAGTAGCAACTGTACCAACTAACATTGGTAAAATAACACCTGATTTAAACCCTATAGCTCTTCCGCGTGGCAAGGTATTTTTTGGAGCACCTAAAAAATATTTACGCGAAATAGCATCTGATAATAATGCAAGTTTTTGGGTTGATAATGGTGAAATACACGTTGAAAAAACTACTGATACAGCAGGACAAGCTATTGTAGTTACTCCTACAACTGGACTTATTGGAACACCTCAAATGGTGCAAGATGGTATAACAATTAAAATGTTGTTAAATGCAAATGTAGGATTAATGAGTATGATTAAATTAGATAATTCTAATATTCGCCAAATGAAACAGCAAATAGGTCAAGTACCTGTTATGTTAGATCAAGACGGGCAATATCAAGCCTATAAAATAGTTCATGAAGGTGATACTAGAGGTCAAAACTGGTATACAGAAATAACAGGTGTTTCAAGATATGGGAAAATACCAATTATGCTTGCAACAGGCAATCAAAATGCACATTAAGAAGGTGTTTAAATGTTAACAATAGCACAACGATTAGAAAATGAAACTGAAATGCAAAGATTATCGATTGAAGATTATTTGAAAAATCTCCGTGTAGCCTGTCCGGGTATTATTCAAAGCTATAATGAATCAGCTCAAACCGTTACAGTTTTACCAGCAATTAAAGATAAAATAAAAATCAATGGCAATGTTTCAGATGAAGCATTGCCATTGTTGATTGATGTGCCTGTTTATTTCCCTAGTGGTGGTGGATATTCATTGACATTTCCAATCGTTGCAGGTGATGAATGTTTAGTAGTGTTTGCAGATTCTTGTATAGATGCATGGTGGCAATCTGGTGGAGTTCAAAGTCAACTTGATAAACGAAGACATGATTTGTCAGATGCGTTTGCATTTGTAGGTTTTAAATCAGCTCCAAACGCAGTACCAGCAGGAAATGGAACAACCTTACAAGGCGGTTCTGGAAATATAAATTTAAACGGTGGAACAATTACTATAACTGGCGGCAATGTCGTTGTAAATTCTAGTAATGTAACGATCTCAGGTAAGGATTTTCTATCGCATACCCACGGAGGCGTACAAACAGGCGGTGGAAATACTGGTGGTGTAGCATGAGTATGATTTATAGAATGTTAGCACCTACAACAGCTGGAGCAGGATATGGTGATTATAGCTTTGGAAATGGATTAAGCAATTTTGTTACCGATATAAACGCAGTATCACAAGCAGTATATACTCGTTTATATCTATTATATGGCGAGTGGTGGGAAGATACAGAAGATGGTACACCATTCTGGCAAAAAGTTATTGGTGTGTCTGGCAAACCACAAAACATTGCAGCAATTGATTTAATTTTTCAAACTAGAATATCAGAAACAAAAGGCGTTAAAAGTATTGTAAATTATAGCAGTACATGGGATTCATCAACAAGAAAATATAGTTTTACATGCACTATTGACACAGATTATGGCACAACTACACTAACAATTTAATTTATAACATTTTAGAACTGGTTAAATAGACCAGTTTATTTTTATGCCCTAAGGAGGTGTAAATTTTGGCGTATACAGCACCTACAATAACAGCCGCAGGTTTAACAATACCATTATATTCTGATGTGTTAGCGGATTTAATCGAATTAGCAAAGTCTATATATGGTGATGATATTTACTTAGGCACAGATAGTTTAGATTATCAATTTATTAGTATTTTTGCTCTTAAACTAACGGATGCATATAATACAGCTCAATTAATTTATAGCAATCGAAGCCCTGCAACTGCAATTGGTAGCGCACTTGATGCAATTGTAAAAATAAATGGATTAGAACGCAAATCTGCTTCATATTCAACTTGCCAAGTTACATTAACAGGAATATATGGAACAACCATAACAGGCGGTATAGTTGCTGATGTAGCAGGCAATTCTTGGTCACTACCAACCCCAATAACAATTCCAATTGGTAGTACATTAACAGTATCGGCAACATGCCAAACTTTAGGAGCAATTACCGCAACTGTAGGGCAAATATCAACAATATCAACACCAACGCAAGGTTGGACTTCTGTTACAAATTTAGTTCCGGCAGTAGCAGGACAATCTTCAGAAGTTGATTCGCAATTACGATCAAGACAAGCAATAAGTACTCAATTGCCATCACAATCACTATTGGGTGGAACAATAGCTGGAATAGCAAGTGTAGCTGATGTAGCAAGGTATAAAGTCTATGAAAATGATACAGGATCAACAGATTCTAATGGAATACCTTCTCATTCGATTTGTGCCGTGGTTGAGGGCGGTACAGATACAGATATTGCAAGCGAAATATATTATCGTAAAAATGGCGGCTGCGGAACATATGGAACAACTTCTGTAAATATTTCCGATCCAACATATGGCACTACAACAACAATAAAATTTTATCGACCTACATATGTACCTATATTTGCAACATTAGGCGTACATCCATTAACAGGATATACAACAGCAAATACAACAGCAATTCAAACCGCAGTTACAAATTATTTAAATAGTTTAGCGATTGGCGAAGAACTAACAATTTCCGCGTTGTGGGGTGTAGCTATGTCAACAATGCCAGATTTAACTAATCCAGTATTTTCATTAAAAACAGTAGTTGCAGGAACTGTAATTGGATCACAGACAACATCTGATATCGTAATTGCTTTTAACTCTGTGACTCAAGGAGTAACGGCAAATGTCGTTGTTAATTTAGTATGAGTAAATCACTAGAATATTATTTAGGATTAGTTACTTCTGAATATCAAAATTCGCCAAATTTTTTAGCGTGGTTACAAGGATTTATAGAACATATATCTGATGCAACAACAGTTTTAGAAAGCATGGATGCCTGTTTTGATATTGATACGGCTATAGGCGCACAACTTGATATATTAGGCGTTATTATCGGTCAAGAAAGACAAGTAAACTTTCAGCCAACAAATGGCGGTTCACCGATTCTTAATGATGATAACTATAGAATTTTATTAAAAGCAAAAATTTTAAAAAATCAATGGAATGGTTTAAATCAATCAATTGCAGAACTTTGGAAAATATTGTTACCAAAAACTACAATTCTTGTCCAAGACAATTTAGATATGACAGAAAATGTTTATATTGGCGGAAACTTAAACCAAACCATACGCGATTTAATTCGCAATGGTTATATAGTACCAAAACCTCAAGGAGTAAGAATCAATTATTTTTATTTTGGCGGTGCTCCATTCTTTGGTTTTGATTTAGACAATGGATATATTGCTGGTTTTGATAAAGGATCATGGGTACATGACAACGACCCTAAAACGTTCGGTTTTGATTTAGATAATAGCATTGTTTCAGGCTTTGATACAGGAACATGGTCAGATTAATTAAGGAGGTATATTATGGCAGGAAGTAATAATTTTTTACAATGGAATCCAGCAGAAAATAACATGGAAACAGATGCACAATATTTATTGGATTCTATGAGATTAAATGGTGCAACAGCGCAAATTTATCCAAGTAATTTACATAATAAATTTGCATATCAAGCAACAACATTTATTAACGCATTAGCACAAATGATTGCAAACAAAGGCTATAATGTTAGCGACACAAGTTTATCAGCATTAATAAGTGTATTTAATTCGTCATTAAACAACAAAGAATGGCTAAAAAGTACAACTTATGCAGTTGGAGATGTGGTTGATAGTGTAAATTTACCGCAATGGGCACAAGCAGTTTGTACTATAGGAGGAATAACAGGGACTAGTGAACCAACATGGGGAACTACCCCGGGTGCTAGTATTACAGATAATACAGTAACATGGTTAGTTGCAAATAAAGCTAATAATATTCCATACGGACAACAGATTTATAGTACAGCGGGGAATTATACATTTATAGCCCCAATTAGCGGTAAATATAAAGTTACAGTAGTTGGTGGCGGTGGTGGTGGCGGTGGCGCGCTTGGTTCGTCTAGTATTTCGGCTGCTGGTGGTGGCGGTGGCGGTGGCGGCGTATCAATTAAATATATATTTATAACGGCTGGTACTAACATTTCAACAACAATAGGAGCTGGCGGTACTGGTGGTACTGGTGAAGTTAGCGGTAATTCTGGTGGAACAACATCTTTTGGTGTATATTGTTCTGCCACTGGCGGTGGTGGTGGGTCATATGGCGGAACAACGGCTAACCGTTTTGGTGGAGGTGGATCTGGAGGTATTGGGACAAATGGTGATATTAATAGCTATGGTGGTGCTGGATATGGTCCAGTAATATCAAATCCATTGCTAGCAAATACTGGCGGTAATGGCGGCAATGGTGGCAGCTCTTACTTTTCAGGGAGCGCTGGGGTATCCAATAATGGGACTATTATAAATGGTATTTTAGGTTCTGGAGGAGCTGGAGCTGATGCAACAAACCTAACTGGCTCATATGCTGGTGGTTCTGGTGGCGCTGGAGTTATAATAATTGAATGGTAAGGAGATAAAATAAGATATGAGTAAATGGGCAAGAGCAGAAAATAATATTGTTGTAGAAACAACGGATATTGATCCAACTGGTAGATTTACACCAGAATTAGTAGCACAATTTATAGAATGTCCCGAAGAAGTAGAACAAGGATGGCAATATTTAAATGGCATATTCTCGGAGCGTGTAATGCAATATGTAATTCGCAACAGTACATATCTTTACGATTATTATCAATCAGGCGATATCGTAGTAACAGAACAACCAGCATCACCTAATACATATACATTTTATAAATGGGCTACAACTTCTGCAATCGCAGGTAAGCGTAGCTACACAATAACAACTAATTTTGTTACAGGAGATGCATTATCATTATGTGGAGTAACGTTAACGCTAGGAACTGATGTAATCGGTACAGATATTGCAACTACAGCAACAAATTTACAAATTGTATTATCTGCAAATACAACGATCAACGCATTATATACAGTCACTGTTAGCGGATCAATATTTACATTAACTGAAATTACAGCAGGTGGTGGTAATACCCCTAGTGAAGCGACAACTACAGGGACTGGAGTAATTACAAACAGTACGGCAACAACTAGCACTACATCAACTACAGGGTGGAAAATAGATTTAGCTACTTCTTTAGATGCATTAAATTCATCTTATTCAGCGCCTAAATTAGAAATACATAAACAACATTCTGGCGTTATTTTAGCAAACTGGTTAACTTCTGACCAAATTTTAATAGCAGAAGATGCATTAAAAATAGCATACAAAACATTACATGATGATTTAAAATCAAAACAGGAGGCGTTAGCAAATGGCTGATACAAGATTATGCCCGTGGGATAGACAAATTATGACTCCTACAGAAATAGATGAAAAAACATTCTATTTATGCCCCGTTTGTGGGCATCAAGAATATTCCGCAGTATTAATAGATCAAACAACAGTAACAGATATAATAGAAGATTAAGATTATGTATACTGCAAAATATTTAATATATGTTTATATACTTATTACATTTTCATTATTAATGTTAAGTTTTATATTGACTTTAATCATAATTAGTATGAAATCAAAAATTAAAAGTAAAGTACCAATTATAAATATAATATCCGATAATATATCTAAGGAAATATACAGCTCATTGAAAATAGTTGGCGTTACACTAACTATAGAGCAACAAAGATCCTTTGAATTAAATGTAAGACAAAAACATAAGGAAATGGGGTTTAAGCTGTGAATCAAGGAATAACGGAAATGATAACGGCATTAGCAGAAGCACCGCCCAGCGTTGTAACAATAATT